ATATGGCTCGGAAATTATACATTTATCAGCGTTGGTCAAGTGCGGTACAGGCCGATGGCACGACTAAGGCAAGACAGACTAGATCGGCAGAGGAATACGCTCAGAAAAATGGACTTGAAATTGAAGAAATCGTAGATGCAGGCGTGTCAGGTTTTAAATCAGCCAACACAGATGAGAACGGGGCATTGGGGCAATTTTTACGGGCAGTTGATGAAGGTTTGATAGCTCATAATTCAGTACTGTTCGTAGAGGCTTTGGACCGTATCACGCGTGATGAGATTGATACTGCGTTAGAGCTGTTTCTGGGCATTTTACGCCGTGGAATTACAGTAGTAACAGGGATGGATAACAAGGTTTATACACGTGAAGCAATCAAGGGAAATCCGGTAGATCTGCTTACAAGTATTCTCATGTTTTCACGTGCACATGAAGAATCAAAAACTAAACAAAACCGTACTAATGGTAATGCTCTTGCGTTGATTGACCGATTTATTAAGCAGGGTCTGCCAGTGAACATAAAGAGCATAGGATCACATCCGTGGTGGATTGATGATAGCGGTTCAATGTATGAGGCCGTGAAAACGCATCCAGTACTTTGGGCTTGTGCTCAGTTTGCTATTGAAAACTTCATGGAAGGTGAATCGGTATTCAAAGTAACTCAAATGCTCAATGAAAAATTCCCTCATTACTATAAAGGGAAAGCATGGGCTATGGCGAATATACGCAAACTACGTATCAATAAGGCCGTGTATGGATTAAGGGAAGTTACAGTAGGTGGTAAAACTTATGTACTTCCAAACTACTATCCAGCGTTGATTACTGAAGGGCAGTTTCTGCGATTACAGCAGATAAGAACTACTACAAAGTACATTGGTAAAGTTGGTGATGGTAGGGTAGTAACAAACGCTGATGGCAGCACTAAAATTATTGCTGAAAAGAATAACATCAATCTACTTGCGGGAATGAAGTTATTCAGGTGTGGTCATTGTGGCGGTACTATGATGGCTATGCGTCATCGTAATACTATTCGTTATCTTTGTGAGAAGGGCAGAGGCAATAACCATGATTGTAAAACGTGGTCTATGCCAGGTATGTTAGTTGAACATACTTTGATGCTTGTAACTACTATTGCCTATATGGACCTACAGAAAAAAGGCCAAGGTGATAAAGCTGATTACACACAGCAAATCACCGCTATGGAAAGTACTATCAGTGGTTATAGTGTTCAAATCAATAAAGCTACTAAATTAGCTATTGCCCTTGATGATGTTGATGTAGATGAACTGGCAGATACTATTAGAGAGCTTAAGAGAAAAAGAGATAATGCAATAATTGAACTTGAAGTACTACAACGTAAACAACTATTAGCAAATGATAGTACTTTTGAATCTATCATGATGGATTTCTTTACCTATGTTCAATATGGGGTACTCCAAGATCCATTACATGAGTACCGAAGTAAATTAAGAGATGTTGTGTATAGTGCTATTGGTGATGTAAGAGCATGGAAGCACGATAGAAGGCTGTTCATCAGCTTTCAGATAAAAGGTAATGAGGGTTATTACAATTTCTCAGCAGGTAATACCCCTTATGATTGGGGGTGTTATGTGGGTGCTCTACCGTTCTCACAGCACGAACTGGAAGTGGCTAATGAGGAAGTACCAGAACATGCGTTAGATCGTGTAAGAGAGCGATACGCAGAGCTACACGCTGTCAATATGATGATGTTACGCCATGCGAAAGAGTTACTTTCACATGTAGGGTATCCAGAACTAGATAGTAAGATGTTTTGGCCTCGGAAGTAATGGGCTTTCTAAAGCCTCGTAGCAATTCTACGAGGCTTTTTAGCAGGTGTTAATTGTGGGTAAAAATATCAGCAGTAATCTAAGAATGTGAAAGGAGATCTTAATTATATAAAGATAATTAAATCAACACCTTAGTAAGGGACGAAGAATGTTTTACTGAAAAAGTGTAGAAAAGAGTTAAAGATAAAATGATTGGTCAGGGCTATTAATATCAAGATTTGCAGAGGGCTTAGTGCAGAAAAGAGCAAGAAAGTCAAGCTTAATTATTGCAATTTCGCACCCAAAAAAGGCTAAACTTTACTCGGCACAAACGATAACAAATTAGATATTAGACTGTCAAATTTCGAGCCCAAATCTTAACTTAAGTCAAATTGACCATTTCAAACCCCTAGGTTAATATCAAACCCGTCAAGCAATCTGCCTGATAAAACCTAATACATAAAATCACATAAAACTCTACTTAACTGTAGCGGATATCCTATAAGGAAAATTATTATGAATATCATTGAGAAGCACTTATTTTATTCAACTGACTTCGATAAAGAAGAACAAGATAAAGAAATTTGGATTGATGGAAAGTTGGTCTATACCATCCATCAGGGTTTAGAGAATGATGATACTAATCAGGTATCCCCATTTGAAGGCGAGTCAATACAACAAACATTATACTTCACTGATAAAGGTACTGTTCAACACAACCACGCGGATGACAGTTTCTACTTTAAAGATAAAGCAGGTCGTATGGTAGCGTATGTCGATGGTGAACTTCAGCAAAATGTTGAAGGGCACTTTGATGAATTTGTTGAATTCGCAAAATACTTAATGTCTAAGTAACAAAGGTTATAAACACAAGTGAAAAACTTGTGTCGGTCAATGCTATGGCCGGTTTTAATTAAGAGCAGTTTTACTGCGAATTGATAAATATATAAAAGGAAGAATCATATGATCACAGTTTTACTAGCATCAATCGCGATACCATTAACATTAAAGATAGTCAGCAAGAGTATTCTTCACTACTGGCACTAAGCCGTATTAAAGAACTGAACAACAACATCAGAAATTTGGAACGAAAAGAGATTCTGCGGTATAATAATACAAACAACCGGTTCTGCTCGGTCAACGTAGATATCAATCTCCACCATGAAAAATACCCCTCGCGACATTGGGGTACTTTTTCGTGCGTGAAAAATATAATTTTGTGAACAAAGGAAGGTCACGTGAAAGAAAACAAAACAAAAGGTGTTGGTGTACGCCTCAATGAAACACAAGAGAAAGTCCTACAAGACATTATCGACAAGGGATTAGCTGGGAGCAATAGTGGGGCTATTCAATATCTGATCAACTCTTATGCGATTAAGGAGGCGTGACATGAAGACGATAAGAACTAACCGAAAAAAGCTCAACAAGACAGTCAGAAAAAAAGAAAAAGTAAAATTTATCAATTTAACTTTTCACCAGTACGAAAATATTCTATGCGGTAAAATATCATCTGCTCGTATTTGTAATGTGCTCAAAGTTAACTGTAGTAAGGAATTTTTCATAAAGTTAATAGCGAACGGCTTACCTGAGTATGAAGACTGGTATAAGAGAGTAAAAAGTAATTAGTGTGAAACTATACCCAGCGTTAGAAGAAACACACACAATATCTATAAAATAAAGCCCGGTATGTTAGAACCATACCGGGCAATCAATACGAAGGAACGTAGACACATGAACTATCTACACAACTATTTATCAGGCGGGAATCATGGCTAAAAAGGAAGTAATTCGCAACAACACAAAGCTCAACGAGGCATTGAAACGTACTACCTATAATAGTCTATCCCCTCAAGCCAAAATTATTATTAATGAAGCCATACAGAACTGTCCATCGCTCGGAAAGTACAAGTTACCCGTTGAAGATGTGTACTACATCATACGTAATGCTAACGAGCTATCTAAAGCACAAGTACTACACCATCTGACCATTCACCGCACAGACAGATCAAAGAAGTTACCAAACAGTGATTCATCAATCGAAAAGTACAAGAAAGCTTGTATCTCAGTTGCTGAAGCACTGGAAGCCTTCATAGAAGGTGGCGGCCTATTGTGTGGAATCAAAGCAGCAATGGTAAAAGTACTTCCAGCAAAGCCAATGAACAATGAACAAAAGCAGGCAGTACTTGAGCTGTGGGACGCTAATGCATCAGTGGGTGAGATTATCGCCTTCCTTCAGACCATTCGATAACCGTAACTATAAACGTAATATGCAAATGAAAAATACGGTTATGATTTTTCGGGATGAATTATTTGTGCGTAATTATGCATTAAAATGCTCATAAGGTGCATGAATTTCCTTTATTATTCATTTTTTATGTAATTTTGGTCATTTTTAGGAATAACCGTAACTTAATATAATATTACTTTTACTTCTTACTTTAAAGTAACTGACTTACATATCATTCAGTCTCAAAGAGCCTTACTTCGCTTTGCTCGTAAGTCTCTATAAAACCCAAAAATAAGATCATAACTTGCGTTATTTGGCAGTAGAACTACCAAACCAACGCCGCATTCCCTTATTCGCTTTCGCTCAGAAAATGGAATGTACTAACAAAATACAACTACTACAAAATGGATGGGATCAATATTCGTGAGTTGCGAAGCGGCGAACGAGTATGACGACGCCCCGCCACAAGGTGGCCGTTCTGACGGCCTTTACAACAAACAAGTACGTAGTGAACTGTCTGATAATCCAAACCTATCTGGATCTCATTTGAAAGCCATTTCATATTATATTAATAAATACTTCACTGATAAGGGACGGCGACCAACATATACACATTTGAACAAACAGTTTGGTATCAGAGCAACAGCAAAATTTTAAAAAGGAATTTAAAATGAAAAAAATCACAAACCTAACAATCACTCGTAATGTAAACTTCATTAAGGCAATATTCTTTATTGAAGATGAACCAGTAAGTTTAATGCTTACTACTGAATCTGAATCTGGCTACTTAAACATTGGTGAAAAGAAGTATGAAATTCTTGATGGTGGTAAAGTACGCCGTGACGGTAAGACAGCTACCGAAGAATTTGAATTCGTATTTGATCAATCTGAAATTAAACTTGAGAATACATTAATCGTTCATGTTTCTTTATTATGGTCACATCCAGAAAAAGACGTAGTACTACAAAAAATTGAAGCATTATTAGTGGCACTACATGAAGTCGGTATTTAATAAAGGATTTAGAATGAGAAAGATTGAAGGAACGATGTACTATGAACATGGAGACTATGAAATCTATGTTGGGGATGATGGAATATATTTTACTAAAAAGACTGAAATTACTTGGATTGATCCACAGGGAGTACAACACGAAGCAGTACTATCTGATGTGTACGAAATCGAAGGGTTTACTGAAGAAGAACTAAACAAAGGATTTACTGAAGAAGAACTATTAAATGAAATGACAATAGAAGAACACATTAAGCCCCATTAATGGGGCATTGCTTTTTCTACATGGTACGCGACTAGTCCATTGAACCACCCGCCAGTAGTCCGGGCTTACCATTTAAAGGGTGATCAATAAAGGAATCTTACTTACCTTCAAAATACAAAGGAACATTATTCGCATATTGATAAAAACTCTCTAAATCATTATAAAATTTCTCATAAAGACCATCGACGCTATCACTTATGTCCATAATACTCTTTTTAGCTTTTGTTGAGGGTATTGAATCTTCATTAATATGAAATGCGTTATACCTTTCTATAAGTCTTAAAATTGAAGTATAACGTTTAATAAGGTAATGAGTTGATTTACGCATTAGCCTAAACTTTGCTTCAGCCGCTGGTACTAAATTCCATCCTATTTTGCTCAAAGCATTAAAATCACGTTCAAGTTTAAAGATCATATTTTTTATTTCATTAATTGATGATTCAGTTTTAGAAAAGCTTTTACAAAATTCATCAAAATAAAAATCTATTTGTACTTCATCATCAGCTAAATCTTTGAATATTAAAAAATCTAATACTTCATCAGTAACGAACTGCATCAAACGCTTCAATTCTGGAATGTCTCTTGATATTAAAGTTACTGCCTGATTTAATGCTTGCTCATCCATTTTTTGATGAATCCACTTAGGGGCAGATTTGAATGCCATGTAAGCTACTATAAGCGTACCAAAAGTACTCATTGCACTTATCCAGTCTGATAGATTACCTATATCTTCTTTGTAAGCTCCACCAATGACCAACCACAAGGAAAGTACTAATAATACACCTATAGCTACCTTAACAAAGACGTCATAAATCCTGCGAATCATGGTTTTAACCCTCAACCCAAAACATAATAAATACCATAAATTTCATAGGAATAAAACTAAGCAGATTAACAATTTGAAAATTCGAGTTAATGATCTAAGTAATATAGATCTGAAATCGGAACCTAATTCATTTATTTGGTTTGAATACAAAAAACTCATGCAGTTTAACGTCGGAATTGTACAAGTAAGATCTTCCTTCTTTTAGAACTTTAGCATTTCGTTCACATGCCTTTATTCCAGAAGCTAAAAAGTCAAGTGATTTTTTCCTCATGAATTCATGTTGATCCATCTGAATGCCCTCAAGAGAATTTGTAATTATTCTTATTGTAGTGTTAGTTATTTCAACATATTGAAGAATGTTGTGATTTACGTTTTCAAAAGTCTCATTCAAGTGACAGTTAAATATCGATAAAATCTCAATATTCCTCTTAATCTCTTGGCTGGTTAATTCTAGCTTTGACATTAAATCTATAAGGTTTTCTTGCATGTTCTCAATTACGCTTTTCTTTAGGCTATGGTGCAAGTCCAAACATTTAAATTTAATTTCCCCTATTTTTACATTCACGTCATCAATTGTTTTATAAAGTGAATAGTAGTTCTTTGTAATGATATCTTTTTGAAGTTGATAAGAGTCATCTCTATACTTTGTTTCTTGCCATTTTGAATATGCTATTAAAGCTATTAATAAGGTAAAAAATGTACTTAAACTGCTGATCCAATCTGAAAGATTGCCATATTCAACACTCTTAAGAAAAATACCGATGGCGATGAAAAATCCAGGGTGCTCAATTATCCCTGCGTTTTTCAAAGCACCAGATATTACTAGCGATAGTGTTAATAGCAATGTTGTACCAATTGTAACTTCTTTAACTATCTTCCACACCTTGCTAACCATGGTTTTTATCCCTTAACCCAAAAGTACCTAAATATCATAAAATCATTGAATTTCATAGATCTATGTTAAGTAGCTTATGCACTACTAATGAGGTAAAACATGCTAAGAGTCGAATGCAACAATAATGAAGGAAAGTACTACTTCCTATACGTCACAGATGAAGTACATATTAGTACTGATGATCCTGACTCGTTCAATCATGGATTATTGGAATGGGTGAATAAGATTTTAATTACATATGGATCATAAAATGATGGTGAGTTATTCACCATCATCGAGTTCATTAAGATACTGTGCCAGTACATCGCCGTGACAAGCATAAGGTTTGCAATGACATCCTAAAGTATGGCCTCTTAATGCCTTAAGCTTTTCTTTAAACTCGATGCCACCTTTAAGATAATCGCGGTCAAAGTCATACTTGAACTTTCTTATTACTTCATCACGATCACCATCAGCACCTATAGCGTAGGGATTACCCCAGAGAGTACCTCTACCGCAGTATGTGTCGAAATGCTCACCTCTATCTTTGTTAGAAACGTAAGTGATTTTATCTTTGATATATCGAACTGGTATTTTTTCAGATAGGGCTTTGTGAGGAACAATAAATTCGGGTTTTAATGCGGAATCAAAGATGACAGCATGAGTTAAGTCAACAGAGAAAGGGTCAGCTAAAACTTCAGGAGCAAGCTTGTTCAATACGTCAGCAGTAAAAAACTGATTGAGCAGATTATGATGGTCTTCAAAATAAAATACTTGATAGTCATTCGACTTAGAGAAAATCCGAGAAAGTTTACGCTCAAACTTTCCCTTTGATGCAAAGTCAGGATGATACATTATCAGTACTTTCATCATATCAAGTGCTTAACCTCAAAGTTAGTATTCCACTGCTTATTGAGGTATTCTAACACAAGGCGGCGATGACAGTGATGCGGTTTATGCTCACTGCAAAGTAAGCATCCATCGGAAATTAATTCTTTATCAATACGCTCAATGTTTCTTTTTGCCATAAGATTCATGAAGTTATCTTCATATATTTCCCACGAAACGTTACCCTTCTTGTAAGGATCAAGTATTTCCTTGGTAGGTGCAAGATCAAGAATATGCAAATATTCTACATTGCATAATTCTCTCAGAAAATATTGCAAATCTTTCTTCTTAGCAAATCCTGCAAGTTGAGAGACATTGTTAAGACGGACATCGATTAGTTTTTTTATTGGTTGTGAATTGATTAAGTTAAAAAAAATTTCAGCACTTTTCTCTGTAAATCCAATCGAATAAACATTCATTACATCAACTCCGCTATTAGTTTGTAGTGATAACCATTAAATGTATCTAAGGCAAGGCTTACAGTTATATATCTACCATCTAAATGATAAGTTCCCAGTTCTTTATCTTTATAATGGTTAATCCAATAGAGATCGGTTACTTTCAAGTTGTAACGAGTCCCTTTATATTCAAACTCACCTCTAACTTTTAATTTTTCCCATTTTGATGTGAAAATGGTTATGTTTCCGACATAAATAAAGTAGAGACTATTATTAAGATTTGTAGCTTCTGTAGGTGAAACCTGATCATTTAATCCTCCACCAGACTCATGATTATTGAACCATAGAGAGTGAGGGTTATCACACAATTGGTTTAATGAAGGGATATTAAATTCATATTGACCTTCCTTTTTCCAATAAATATCACTATCTATCAAGTAGTTTTCGGTTTGGAATTTTTCTGGGACTAATCGTAAGAAAGTAGCTTTAATAATATCTAAAGATGTGGCATGGCTTTTATCAGCATAAAGGCAATCATAGTCATTTATGCTACCAAATTTATTAAGTGGTCTAATCCATTCACCTATACTACCGTCGCTGTGAATAACCTTGCCGGCAATACAATAATCTAAGTTTTTCAGTGACTTACTAAGACAAACAAAGGTTTTATCTACCATGATTTAACACTCCGATGATTAGTTAAATTACACTACCATCAGAATCATCCTAAATCAAGAAAGGTACTTGGGCGACTTTTCGAAAAACGGGAGATTTCGCCACCGGTTTATTTTATTCATATGTGAGAAATAATGTTATAACATAACAATAATAAAATACTGTTTCAAATAAAACATTTAAAAGGAAATTAAATGGCTAAATCAAAATTAACAATATCGTACTCGGAACTTAGTCGCAGATACGGTTATGACGTTTCAGTAATTAGTCGTGAGTGGGTATCTAAGGGATTGGATTGTACTAAATCCGAAGCTGAAATATATCAGTGGATTCGTACTAACATCATGGACGCATTACGAAATACTAATGTGAAAGACCAGATTGAAAAAGAAAGGCTAGCAAAGATAATGGCAGAACGCGAGTTAACCGAAATTGAGTTAGCAGAGAAGCGAGAAACCATTATCAGTACTGACTATGTTGAACAAGTACTAACTGCTTATCTATTCCAGATTAAAAATACAATTCGTAGTATTCCAAATAAAGTATATCTTGATTTGTTTGCTATGGAAGACGCAAAAGATGTACGTGATAAATTACGTGAAGTAATAGATCAACAATTATATGACTTGGGCGAAATGGAATTCACCCTACCGGAAGATATGGAAATCTTAGATGAACTACAACCAGAAGAAACTAACGACGATATTACAGAAAGCATCGAAGACGATACAGCCACCGAAGATCCAGAAAACCAGTGAATGGCTAAAATCTCCAGAAGCTCCAGTTCGCTGGGTAGATGGTCCAATGATGGGACTTCCGTGGGTTCCATTTAACTTTCAGTGTGAACCCATAGATGTTGCTCAGCTCAGAACCACTAAGAAGATCGTTTTGCAAAGTTGTAGTCAACTTTTAAAGACCACAGTACTTCAATCAATCGCATTTGGAATAATGGCAAACGATCCAACTAACTTTGCTTTTGGTTCAAGTTCTGGTGATGAAATCAAGAAGTTTAAAAATGGTAAGTTCATGCCAGCCGTTGAAGGTTCAGAAATCCTTAGTCGTTTGATTACTGATAAAGCCGATAAAAACGCAGCGAACAATGCCAAACAATCAGAGATGATTAACGGTACTTTTATCTACTGGATGAACCTTAATACACCAGGAAACTTACGTGGTATCACATGCCGTACAGTATTACTTGATGAATTAAGTACCGTTGAAATTACGGATGAAGGGAACCCAATTAAGTTAGCAGAAGCACGTACAAGTACATTTGGCGATGACGCATTAACAGTAGTTTCAAGTACTCCACTATTTCCCAATGACTTAATCAATGCCGAATACAACCTAAGTGATAAAAGACGTTTTCATGTTACTCACACATGCGGTCATGAATATGTATTTGAATGGGAACAGGTACGTTTTGAGTTTAAACAACTTGAGAACGGACGAGCGATACCAGACAGTACCACTACGCGTCTTGAATGCCCTCACTGTAAGGAAACAATCAGCGAGCATACACGCCACCAGATGGTATCTGCTGGACGTTGGATAGCAACTAATCCACAGGGTGAACCGGGTGTAGTTGGATTTCAGTTGAGCCGTATGTATTCCCCCCTGAACAACATTACGGAAATGGTAGCGAAGTACGCAGAAGCACTCTACACATTCAACCTACAGACATTCTATAACAATGAACTTGGTGAAGTGTACGAAAACGAATATGAAAAAGAACTTGATGTATTACGACTAGAAACCCTACGTACTGATGAAATTAATATTCATAACATCCCGGACCAAGCACTAGGAATTGTTATTGGCGTTGATCAACAATTAGATCGGATGGAGAGTACTACTATTGCTTTTGATGAAAAGAACATTTGGGTACTTGATCATTCATTCCACTATGGAACGGACTGTACAAAGATTGAGTCTGAAGCCTATAAAAAACTTGATACGTTCTGCCGTCAACAATTTAAAAGTACTGAAGGGCGTAACATACCAACACTAGCAGTATTCATTGATAGTGGTAATGGTAACGCAACAGATACAGTTAAGAAGTTTACGTCACGCTGGAGTAAGTACCATCCAATTAAAGGATCTAGTTCTACTACTAGCCCATTGTTCAAGAAGTCAACCGAAGCAGGTTATCCACTTCAGATACTCAATGTTCATGAACAGAAGCTAACCTTGCGTAAGTGGGTGAACTTAGCAATCAGTGATGAACCAGAATCAGCCACGATGATGTTACATTTCAGTAGCTCCTTACCCCATGACTACTTTGAACAATTAAGCTCTGAAGTACTAAAACCATCTGGTAGTAAATTAGTATGGAAACTTAAGCCAGGTCAGAAGCGTAATGAAGCATTGGACTGTTTAGTATATTCAACCATAGCAATTCAATACGTACTAAGTAAGTTGGGAACTAATCAGCCATTACGTAAACTACGTGAACATAGAGCAACTATAAAAGATAAATACAAAGATGAAACTACAAAGGAAGTAGTAGAACAACCCCAAAAACCACAACCAGCGAAACGACCAAATAGAAGACAAACTAAAGGGGGTTCATGGTTTGGTAGCAAATAAGGAAATAATATGGCAACCAGACTTTTACCAGAAAAGTTATATATACCATCAGTACCGTATACGGGTACTGTAGTAGTTCCTGCTTATTCAATTCTATTCATCTGTAGTATTAATACAGGTGAATCACAAAAACTTGATAATACTACTTCAGATACAGATGTTAGTTTTTCATTCAATATCGTTCAGACGGTAGCGAGTGATAAACTGTTCTGTACTCTTGTGACATATAAAGACGGTATCAGTACTGATAGCTTAATGTTTACTACTGAAGTAATTGACGCAAGCAAGAATACTCAAGAATACTCAGGACTTTTAGCAATGATTAAAGAAATTGATGAAGTCATTCGCGTTAAAGTACAGGGCGGTGGCGTCTACAGTACAACAATAAATAATAAAACATTGGTTAGCGAAAACTTATCCGCACTTGAAAACCTACGAATTCGTTACATCAAACGAGCTAATGCCCTTTGGTCAATTATGAATGACCAGCCAGCAAACGGTAATGGGCGTCCTATCAAGTCAGTAACATTACTTCGTGATCCAAACTATCCAAATAGATGGGGTACACGATAATGTTCAACATGTTTAGAAAGAAACAGCAACCGCCAGTAGAGAAGCCAACGAAACAAGCCGCCAAGATTCCAAAGAAATCAAGCCTACAGCGTGAACTACAAACTATTCGTACTGGTAACAATTCAAGTAGTGGTGTAATTAATTTTGGTTTTACCGCTGGTACATCCAATAACAATATTAATAACATTCTTCGCTGGTTCCTTACTGATTTTCGTAACACAAGCCGCGAAGCAAGTATTCATAATCCAATAGCTCGTAAGTACATGAATCTTTCAGTAGATGGTGTAGTAGGTTCGATTGGTGTCTATGTGAAACCCGATGTACAGATTGAAAGACTATCTTCAGATGAACTACATAAAATAAATCAACGTCTAGAAAAACTATGGGATCGTTGGGCATATGACTCTAATAAGTTCAGTATAGATGGTCAAATCGGTCTTGATACATTCCTTCAGGTACTTGAAAAAATCCGTGTAACTGATGGAGAAGCGTTTGTGCGTATTCATACTATTAACGGTACGGTAAAAATTGAAGTACTTGACGCAAGTCGATTAACTCAATTGAATAACCAATGGCTTAATAATGGTAATTATATTTCAAATGGTATTGAGTTTGACAAATATCACAAACCAATGAATTACTATTTCTGTCAGTACAACCCAACTACCTATACATATGATCCGACAAGTTACGACATTATTCCAGCCGATGAAATTTGCCACTATATGGTTACAGATTTTCAAGGACAGGAAAGGGGATTACCGGATTTAGTCAGTACTAATAAAACTCTTGAAGATTTAAAGAACTTCACAGAAGCCGCTTTAGTGGCAAAACGTGTTGCCGCTTCAAGTATGGCATTTATTACTAACAACAATCCAGAATCAGAAAACGTTGAACTAACAGCGGGTGAAAGTGATGAAGCGGCTAAATACTATGAGTACTTAGAAGCTGGTGCAATCTATGAACTATCTCAGAACCAAGATGTGAAATCGGTAAACCCACAAGCTGGTGTTGACCATATCGCAGAATTTACTAATGAGTTAATGAAACAAATCTCAATGGGATTAAACGTTACTCAACAATCACTACTTGGTGATACGGGTAATGCTTCTTTTAGTGCTGCTAAATTGGCAGAACGTTTACAGGCAACAACCTTTGGTACTCGTACAAACCTATTAATTAATAAAGTACTTAAGAAGATTTATATAACTTGGTTAAAAAACGAAATGGTGAAAAATCAGAATCTTGGACTTTCTTTCGCTGATTTTGATGATTTGATTTGTGCCCGATACATTCCACAGAAACCAATTAGCCTTGATCCATTGAAGGACATTCAGGCAAGTGTAGCTTTACTTGATGCGGGACTAGTAAGTAAGACTCAGGTTATCAGTGAAATGGGTGGTGATGCCCGTCTTGTATTTGAAGACATAGAAAAAGAAAGAAACTCAGTACAAGGAAGTACTGAAAATAACAAGGATGAACCAGATAATGAAAGTGAAACAGATTCACCAGACGCGAGAGATTAGCGTTGGTGATATTGACATTGATAAACGTACTATTGAAATTGCCTTCGTAAGTGAAACCCCCGTAAGTCGTGTAATTGATGATCAAGTATTTTATGAAATCCTATTATGTAATCCAGAGAATGTAAACTTATCACGCCTTAATAATGGGCGTGGTGGTCCAGTACTCTTTAACCACGACAGGGATAAACTACTTGGTAAAGTTATTAATGCCAGAATGGACGCGGATAAAGTAGGTAGAGCAACAATTCAACTCAGTGCCGCAGGACTTGGTAATACAATGTTCCAGATGGCAGGGGAAGGAATTCTAAATTCAGTAAGTATTGGTTATAACATTTACGATTACTACATGGACGGTAATAATATCATTGTTACTAGTTATGAAATTTATGAAGTTTCATTAGTGACAGTGCCAGCCGACGATACTGTTGGAGTTGGACGTAGTGATGATTTTGAATATCAGTTAGAAACCGCGAATCAGAAAGAACTAAATACTTCAGATGAAACAAACTCTGAAGGAACAGAAATGGAAAACGCACAAACTGAAACTGATGAAGTACGCGAAGAAAACGATATTAAAGAAATACCAGAAGTAGTCAATGATGATGCTGGTGCTGTAGAAAATAACGAAAGCTCTGATGTAAATGATTCAGAAACACTAAATAGTAATGAAGAAATCGAAAGTCGTGAGATGGACGATGAAGAAACTGAAACCACAAATAACGATGAAACTACTGAAGAAGTAGTAGAAGAAGAACGTAAACGCGAGTTAACCGCTATCGGTTCAGTACTAAATATTGATGTATCGGAAGCAATTGAAAAAGGAATTTCAATTACCGATTTCAAACGTCAATTAAATAATAAAAAACCTAACGTTAAGGATAACAAAACAATGACTAAATCAGTTATTAACGGCCTAATTCGCTCAGCGGCTGCTGGTGAAGAATTCAAAGGCGACCGTGTACAAGTTCCAGCAAACGAACTAGTACGCCAAACTTCTACCGCTCCTGCTACTGGTGGTTCACTAGTTAAAGAAGTATATGTAGATTCTTATATTGATGTTCTACGTGCCAATTCAATTTTCGCACAACTACCTATTCAAGTATTTTCTGGTCTAGAAGGTGAAGGTAATCTAGTACTGCCTAAGTTATCTAGTGACTTTACTCAAATGTTCACAATGATTGCTGAAGGTGCGGATTCTCCGCTTGTTGATGCTTCTTTTGAACGTCTAGTACTTAAGCCTCAGACCTTTAGTGGTTCAGTACCAATCACCCGTACTCTAATCAAATCTGCTGATACCGCAGAACGTTACGTACAGGATGCCATGGTTCGCGGTGCTGGTCTAAAACTAGAGAAATTAATCCTAGATCAAATCGTTGCTGCTGCACCAAACGAAACCCTAACCGCTGCTCCTACTCAGGCAGACATTCAAAACGCACTAGCAGTACTAGCGTCTCAGAACGTTCGTCTAGATAGCGTTGTTGCTGTTGTTCACCCAACTACCGCCGCTGCTCTACGTAGTACTCTAGTAGGTGCTAACACCGCTGCTAAGTACATGATCGAAGGCTTCCGCTTTGAAGCATGGCTATGTGACTCAGTGAAGGTTATCGAATCTACTCAAGTTGCTGCTGGTCAAATCGTACTTGGTGACTTCTCTGAAGTAATTCTTGCTTCATGGGGCGGTCTAGCAGTTGATCGTGATGATACTACCCTACGTGCTTCACAAGGCATCGTACTACGTACCTTCGCTTATATCGATCACGCAGTAGCACACGAAGAAGCATTCTACGTAGTTAAACTAGCTTAAGGATTTAATATGCGTTCATTTGACCAATTACAGGTGAACGTCTTTCTTAATGCCTTTGGTGAACCAATGACCTTAACCAGTGGTCAGAAACTTACTGTTATCTTTGAACAAGAAACAGTAGGTATTGATACAGATAGTGGAATTGTGGAAACACAGGAATATTACTTTACTACTGCCACTGGTAGGGCCGATTATTCAGATACTTTTATCTACCGTAATACTCTTCAAGAAATTTATAACATTGTTGATGACCTATCAGGCATGAGCAACTACTACTTCAGGAATCACGAATGATTTTATTTCAATTAAAAAATCTTATCGTAGATTCCTTTTCTTCTTTGGGGCTTACGGTAATTTCACCAAAAACAATTAACTCAGACGCTTTACCATATATACTTTATTTGACTAACTGTTATGAAAATAACACAGCATTACCGATGGGCCGTAACACTACTAGTGAATTTACGTTTGATGTTGTATGTACTAGTAAGTCAGTTACTGATAATCAAACAGTAATGCAAACGGTATACGATTACATTACTTCAGAACAATTTATTTTGGATGCTAATGTTATTCCAGTACGGATTAGTACTGTAACCAATACTCAAACGCAAGACGATTTTGATCCTACTACTGGACTAAATACAATTGTAATAAGCATGAGCGTAAATTACATAACATTAGCGAGGTAATCCAATGAGTGGTATTTTCATTGGGAACGCTACCAAGATTTTCTATAACACGGACGCCGGAAATAACATTCCAAATGCTCCAACATACGTTAACATTGATGAACTTGCGGCCTTTCCTGAAGTAAAAATACAAAGTAGTATAAACCAATACGATACATATAATGATGAATATGTAAGTGTTATTGCTGCTAATAAATCAATTCAATCAGTAAACATAGTCGTGAACTATGTACCAGACAATGTAACACATGTATTTCTTGATTCCATGTTTACAAGTCAGACAAAATTTCAAATCAAAATTTCATTATATGAATCACTAGATGCTTTAACGCAAAATTACGCAATCTTATCGGGATATGTTAGTAGTACTTCAAACTCTGGTGATAAAGATTCAGTAGTGAAAAAAACATACGTATTCACGGCAGAAGACGTAATAGCCAGAGGGACAGCAATAGAAATGGCAGACTTAAAAATTGGTGATTATGGTGTAGGTGCCAATGGTGTCGATATTCCACAATTCGAATCTTCTACACCTTCAGGTAATAGCTTTATTAAAGTACCTTCAACACAAGCACAAAACCCAACAGGGACAGATTTACTTGGTATTGCCAATGTTGACAATGGTAATACTACTAAACTAGTAATGACAGAATCTGGTACTTTCAGTCTATACGGTAGGAATCAATCAAGTTCGTGGACTCAGATACTAACTAAACCACAATCAGATTCAGCTTATGTACCAATGAACCGTACTGTTAATGGGAAATCATTAAGTACTAACATTACTCTTACTCCCGCCGATGTATCAGCCTTAGCACTAACAGGCGGTACACTATCAGGCAATCTTAACGGTACTACTGCTTCCTTTAGTGGTGCTGTCAGTACAGGCAATCTAACAGCCGCTACAATCGCTGCTACGAGTGGAACATTCACAGGAGCAGTACAGGCAGATTCAGCAAGTATTACCGGTGCTATCACTGCTGACAGTCTTACCCTACAGACAGCGAGTATCGTTGACCTTGAAGTAACTGGTTCCACGACATTAAGTGATGCTTTAACAGGTACAACAGCTACATTCACTGGTGCTGTAAGTACTGGTAACCTAACAGCAGGTACTATCTCTGGTACATCAGCTACATTCTCTGATGTGCTATCCGGTACTACTGGAACATTCACAGGAAGTGTAACGGCAGATTCATTGACACTTACACAACCTCTTAGTGTAAGCAATGGCGGTACTGGCAATACAACCGGGCTTTCGGTAAGTGCTACCAAGTTACAAACAGCACGCAACGTTACAATCAACCTAGCCAGTACAGTCGCTGGATCATTTGATGGTACAGCTAATATTACACCTGGTGTATCTGGTATTCTTCCTATCGCTAATGGCGGTACTGGTAACAATGCCGGTACGGTTGGACAGTTAACCACATCCAGAACATTCAGCGTAAACCTTGCAAGTACCTCTGCTGCCGGGTTCAATGGCACTGCAAACTGCACACCTGGTGTATCTGGTGTTCTTGCATTAGGGAATGGCGGTACTGGCTCAGCTAGTCCGTTTGGTACTTCAGCTAATACATTTACTCAGGGTAACGATAGTAGGTTAAGTACTGTAAATGGTAAAACAGGCGGTACAATTACTACTGGTGTTTCGGTAAACGGAGCACTTAGCACAAACTCAACACTATACGTAGCACAACCAACTGTAGATCCAGGGTTTAACGCCTCAACTACTATTAGTATTGCGGGAATAGAACCACAATTTAACGTAGCGTTACAGTACTGGTTATTAGCAAGTCAGTATCATGCTTTTCGTACTGTACAAAATGGTGTAGCAACGTTTGAAGCACGTAGTAATGGTTGGTGTTACGCGGCATCATTTAACCCTACTTCTGATAGTAATTTAAAGTTTAATAAACAATTCTTAGATAACTCACTATATAACACAATGACAACACGCGGTATGAGTTATAGCCTACAAGGTGAAAGAAAATCAGGTGTAATCGCACAAGATGTTGAAAGGTTTATGCCTGATGCAGTAACAACTACAAAACAGTCAGTAGTACTAGAGGATGGTACAATATTACCAGAAACTAAATCCTTAGATTATTCAGCAATCGCAGGGTTACATACTGAAGCATTAAAAGAAGTAGTTCAATTAATGTTAGAAACTTTAACAGATCCAGAATCAGCAAAAGTAAAACTACTAAATTTAGTTGAAGCCATTAATGAAGACACCTCTGATGAAAACAAAACTGATTTAAAAATGGAATGGGCATTGTTGGAACAACCTACAGTACCTACTGACAACGATAAATAAACAAGAGTAGGTACAGGAAGTACCTACCAAATAAACCTTATAAGGAAATAAAAACATGATGGATATTTTTGCAGGTGCTAATCTAGGTGTATCAATCGGTACTGCCGGATCTACTGAATCAGCTACGTGGACTGAAGTTCCAGAAATCGCAACCTTCGCAACCTCTGGCGGTAGTTCTACTGTTATTGATGTAGTAACTTTCAATCAACTTTACAACCGTAAACTACTTGGTTCAAAAGCAGTTCCAGATATTTCAATCTCAGTAAACTGGATTCCAGATAACGTAGTACATCAACAGTTAATGACTGCTAGTGATACTCAGAAACGCATTCAAGTTAAACTAGAGTACTTCCAGGACGCTACCCGTACCACTGGTTATTATGTCGTATATAACGCTTTCGTTAGTGCTGACACTGTAGCAGGTGGAAAGGATGAAGTAGTTACTAAAGAATTTACTCTAGCTATTGATGGCGGTCCAGTAGCTTCAGCGGTTATCGCACCGTAATCACTCAATTAAAAGGAACTTAAAATGAGTCTACTACAAGAACTTAAAAACAAACTACAACCAAAACTAACTAAAGTAACAGTTGGTGATGACATTGAACTTTATGTTCGAAAACCAAGCCTAGCTAAATTTGAAGAATGTAAGGATACCAAAAGTACTCTAATCAATTGTGTATGTCGTGATGAAACTGGTTATCCAGCTTTCAGCGATGGCGGTAGTGAAGATACTATTGACGTAAATGAAATTGATTCTTCAATCGCAAGTGAACTATTTCAGCACTGTCTAAATCTATGGACAGCTACTGATAGTCCTACGGAAGATTTCGAAAAAAAGTAAGAGACAATCCAGAAATAAAATTTGCCCTGAAGATGATGCATCGCCGGGGCTTTTCTCCACAAGAGCTAGATGAATTAGATCCTGAATTGTTTCACCAGTTGATGATATACGATCAACGTATTGAACCAAATGGAAGTCGTTTTCAGATGATGATGTTCGCAAACTTATGTCATTTGTTGTTAGCCAGTTCTGGCAATCTTAGTGAACGTGGACGTAAAGAGGCTTCTGTACTGGATTGGGATTTCTACGGAATTCTTCAGAATCTAACATCAGGTGAACTATCCGATAAGTTAGAAGAAAAGAAAACCAATGAAGCCAAGAAACAAATTAATAGCATTGCCGATACTATAAAGGCATTAGCAACTAAGGATAAAAATAATGGCAAAGAATAATCAACTAATTTTTAATGTTGATGGCGACGTAACAGGATTACGTAAAGCACTTGCCGATGGTACAAATAGTATTCATAAATTCGGTACTGAATCGGGTGATTTACTTGGTGGACTATCTGGCAAAGTATCGGATCTTACAGGCCGCTTCGGTGGCTTAAGTACTGGCTTACTTGGTACTGCAGGTGCTATGGGTATTGTAGCAGGCGGCATTTATAGCCTTGTTGCTTCATCAGCAGAATACGTTAATCAATATAATGAAGTTGCCCGTACTAGTTCATTGACCGTTGAACAACTTCAGAAACTTGAAAAGCAATTTAAAGGACTTGGTTTTACTGTTGAAAAATTTGGTGATTTGAACCGTGATGTACTGGATCATTTAGGTGATGCTTTCCGTGACGGTTCTGGACCAGCGGAAGATATGAAAGCCTATGGTATTAATATCAAGGATTTTAACAAGTACTTGAATCAGTCCGATGGTGGTATACGTTCTGTAGCAGAAGCCTTTTACCAGATGCGTAAAGCAGGTAAAAGTACTGCCGAAATTACAAACATGTTAGAAACATTGGGTTCCGATGGTAGTAAATTAATTGGTGTATTCAGCCAGTTCAATGACACTACAGAACTAATGAATTCTATTTCAAGCCAGACAGCAACATTAACAAATGACAATGCGGCTAAGTTTGCAGACTTTGAAAATAAAGTTAATTCATTAAGTACCAGTTTTCATTTATGGATGGCAAACGCATTAGGTCCGACAATTGACGATCTTAATACGCTATTCAGTTTAATGAATAAAGATTGGTCTAGTACTGATTTTATGCAAACGTTCAGAAACTTCTATTATGGCGGTGATAATGGCATTGCTAAAATGCTACGTGATATTGATGGTGTAGATCCCAAAGGTATACCAGGTACTAAAGAATGGAACGCAGCCCATAAGGACAACAACTTTCCACCAAAACCAGAAGCCAGTACTACAACTCCGCAAGGTGGATGGGTCAACAAAGAAAAAGAAGCAGCAGCAGCAAAGGCAGCAGCAGACAAAGCAGCACGTGAATTAGAAGCACAAAAGCGTAAGGAAGCTACAGCACTTAATAACTGGAACGCGGCTATTACCAAGTCTGGTATTAATGATGGTGACATTCGAGTAAAAGAATTTAACCGCCAGCAAGACGAGATAATTAAGAAGATTAAAGAAAGTGGTTCAGTACTCAAGAAGTCACAAGACGACATTGATCACTATGTGAATGAAGCAAACGCAACACGTTTACAGAAGTTCAAAGACATGATCGACGAGATGATTGGTTACTCAGATCCCAATAAAGAACTACGTGGTTTATCTGATAATCTTGCCGGATTAGAAGGGCAGCTATCAACTGAACAGATGAATGGTTTACTTCAGAAACAAAATGAACGTGTTGGATTAACTAACATGGGAAGTGATGCTAATAATCCATTTGATAATACCAATGTTCTAGACCAGAAACGGAAAGATCTTGAAGCACAACGTGACCTTGAACTAACCATTAACGAACAGTTGAACCGCCAGTTGGGTACTTCGCAGGAAGAATATCTAAAGCGTAAGAAAGCGATTCAAGAGAAGTACAGCAAACAAATCTTAGCCGTTGAAACAGATAATACACAGGCTCAAATCGGGCTTCTAAGCGAATCTGCCGGGTCATTAGGAACAATTCTTAGTGGTGCACTTGGTGAAGGTTCTAAGGCCGCACAAGCTGCTTTTGCCCTTCAGAAAGGTATATCCATAGCTCAGATAGTACTGAACCTTCAGACGGCCTTATCGTCTGCTCTTGCTACTCCATGGCCTGCCAGCCTTGGTGCGTATGCTCAGGTGTTAAGCCTTGGTGCGAGTATTATCACTACTGCCAAAGGTGCGGCAAGTGGTAAGGCACATAACGGTATAGATGAAGTACCGGGTAGTGGGGATCAAACATGGATTCTTAAAGGTGGTGAGCGTGTAGTACAGACAGAAGCTAACCAGAAGTTAACTAAATTCTTAGATAATCAGGACAGTACTAAATCATCCAGTTCAGAAGGATTCGTAGTTAATGCTCCATTGATTATTCAAGGTGGCAGTACTGATGATGATGCTAAATTCCAGGCAATGCTAAAGAAACACCAGAACAGTGTAACCCAAGCTGTTAAGAATGCTCAAACACGAACAACATAAATAATAAAAAGCCCGGTGTAAGTCTGTTTTATTCCTTTTAGCAGCTACCGGGCTTTTTTCGCTTTTAATAAATACCTGAAACCAAGAGGATTCATAATGGCATTTTCAAGTAATATAAAAACAACCGGTTTTCAGTTAAGCAGTACTGAACCGATGTATACCAATCGTTCATGGAACGGTACTTTGATCACTCGTAGTACTAACATCCAGTACTATAATATTCAGTTCACTTTGAACTTTAATCAAAAAGATCACCTAGAAGTACAACAATTCTTAGCTCAGTATTCACAAGGTAGACCATTCACAATGGATCTTGGTTATCTAAG